AGGAATTAAACCGATTTATGAAGCATTATCTAAAGAATATACAAATTGTATATTTTTAAAAGTAGATGTAGATGAAGGTGAAGAATTGATGGAATTTTTTGGTCCACGTTCCTTACCAACATTTATTTTAATGAAAGATGGAAAAGCATTTCACAAATGGTCAGGAACTCAAACTGATATTAAATCAAAATTAGATGAATATATTAATTTTGATGTATCTTCTTTAAATGAAAATAAAGAAGAAGAAAATAAAGAAGAATAAATTTCTAGTTAGTATAAATAATATATTGTATAGAAATTTACATTAAAGATTCAATTGCTGATCTAATAGTAGTATAATCAACTTTTTTGAGAACATTTGGATTTTTTGCATTATATTTGTCCATTTTTTTTAGGAATCTATTTCCAGAACTAAGATATCTATCTAAATCTCTTTGAGTTTCAATTCCAAACGCAGTAGATAAATAGGAAAGAACTTCTGAAACATTAGTTTTAATAACAGATTTAATAGTTTGTTTTAATTCAGTATTACCAGATTGAATTTTTTTTTGTCTGGTAGAAGATTTTAAGCCTTGTTTTTTCTTATAACAGCATTTAATTTTAGAACTGGTTTCTCCAACAAATTTAAATTCACCATTTTTATTACATTTTCCTTGAGATGGTACTCTAGTTTTTGGAATACAGTCTCCTGCTCTAGTTTTTCTAACACGTGGTCCAGATCTTTTGCTTGTTTTATATGTTTTATCTAAATCAGTTTCATATTGTTTTGGATTGCTTAAATATTTGCATAATTGTGCTTTATTTAAATAAGATTTATTACCGAAACGGGAACCTTGTTTACCTGCTCTAGCTGGTCTTCTTTTTGGGTCATAATGTAATTTTTTATATAAAGCAGTTTGTCTTAATTGTTTAAGTGTCATTTTTTTACAGATATCTTCATCAATTTTATCAATACTAGTATTATTTTTATATTTTAAGAAAATTTTATCATCAACTGGTTTTCTTCCTCTTTTAGAACCACCAACAATATATTTATCAATAACTTGTAAATATTTTTTAGATTCAAGTTCAGATGGATTACTATTGTATGCCATATTCAATATATAAATATATTAGATATTAATTTTATTCATATTGTTTATTTTTTTCTTCTGCCATTAATTTAAACTTATTTTTTTCTTCTTGTGATAATTTTTTCCATATTGTTCCTACCATTTTACTAATTTCTCCAAAACTTTTTTCAGGATTTTCTTTCTTAATTATTTTTCTATGTGTTGAACTAAACATTGTATAAGCATTCTTTTTATATTTTTTATTATTATATGGAATTGTTTTAACTAAATCTAAAACTTCAATATCATGTTGTTTAGAAATATCTTTTAAAATTATATCAAATAAAATATTATGAAATATTTGAATTAATTTATCAAATTGTTTTTCAAATAATATATTTTTTTGTTCTATTATATTATGCTCATTTTCAGTGTTTTGTAAAATTTCATCAGGAATATTATCATTTATATCACGAATTTCTTTATTTAAAATTAATGCTTCTTCACGATATTTATTTTTTTCTTCTTTACTTAAATCATTCCATTGTTTACCAATAATTTTACTAATTTCTCCAAATGTTTTATTTGGATTGTCTTTTTTAACTTGACTTCTAAATTTCGAACTAAATACAGTATATGCATTTTTTCTCTTATTTTTTTTCTTTTTATTTTTAGGTAATTCAATATTTTTATTATTTAGTGTAAAATAAGAAGATAAAATTGTATCAAATTGTTTAGATTCTCTTACAATTTTACGCAAAATTTTAGAAGAAATATCAGTTCTTTTAATATTTGGTTGTGTCATAATTGATTAATATTATTTAATTATTTCAATTTTATAAATTAAATAATTTATTCCATCGGTCTAATAAAATGATGGTAAAATACAGATTTATTTGATTTCAATCTAATAACAAGTTCATTTAATAAACCATCATCTGGAACATCGTAAGAACCTAAATTTCCATCACCAATTTGAACTGATAATAATTTATTAACAATTTTAAGTCTAATACAAAAGAATTTATTTACTTCAAACGCAAATGGAAGACTAATCTTACTTTCAAAACATTCAATTGAAAATGTATTAAATTGATATTCGTATTTAATTGTAATAACATTTTTCCCTGATGCTTTAAAACAAATTTCTAGATCAGATTCATCACGATAAATTCCATTACATTTATATACATGTGCAAAAATGGGACCTTTTTCTCTAAGTACTGATTTCATTAATAATTTTTTCTCAATTTCTTGAAAATCTTCTAATGTTTTTGGTTCTTCAATTATAGTATGACGACTCCAAACACCCCTAGTTGGTTTTTTCTTCTTCTTCTTTGCTGATTGTACTTCAAGATATTTTTCTTTAAATTTTTTCAAAAATTCTCGTTCTTCTTTTAAATTCTCTAATTCTAAATCTTGTTTTCTAATTATATCTTTTAAATCGATAATTTTTGTTTTATGTATATAAACTTGTTGTTTTAATCCAGCAATCATTTGTTCTTGTTGTTTGAGTTGTTGATTATTTTCTAATAATTTTGTTTCAAGATGAGCATTATATTTTACTTTATTTAATAATAAACTTTCCTCTTTTTTTGAATTTTTCCATTCAATTTCTGTAGCATCTACAGCAGCAATTACTTTTACTTTTTCATCTAATTCAATTCTTGTTTTTTGTTCGTTAAATTCTTTTTGCTTACATTCTTCGTATAAGTTTTTCATTTCAAATATGCGTTTTTCATTTTCATCTGTTTCTTTATTTTTTTTATTTTCATTTTGAATTCTATGTGTTTCTATTTGACTTATTAAATGTGATGGTAAATTATTAATTGAACTAGTACCAATATTTCTTAATTTTTTTTGTTCATTCCTGATTCTTGTTCTATGACTTCTTTCAGCATCCCTTTTTAATTTTGCGAGTTCGGCACTATTTGTATATTTATCAATTTTGATTTGATGATCTTGTAATTCTTTAATTATATTATCTTTATATTCACTAATAATTTGTTCAATATATATTGGATGTTCATTATCAATGGTTTTTAATTTTTGCTTCAAATTTGAGTTAAATTCCTGTATTTTAGTTTCTATAAGAGTTTCATATTTTTTTTTTATTTTGAATTTAGCAGCATCAACTAATGTTGGAATATGTTGTAATTTAGTTTTAATTCTTTTTGCTCTTTCAACATTCCATTGATTTTGTACTCTTTCTGTAAATACTTCATGAATATCAAAAACTTCAGTAGAAAGTTCTCTACCTGTATGGCCAATAATTTTATCTTTATCTCTTTTTATAGTATCTTCTATAATAGTATAAATTTTATCTTCACGAAGTCGATTCCATTCTTCATTAAATAACTCAATTTCAGTTCTTTGTTTTTGTGTAAAATTTTTAGTTATTTGATCAATATTTTTTTTTAAAATATCTTGTCTTTGTATTTCGATTGATCTAAAAACTCTTTCATGTTCATCTTGATTTTGTTTTTTTAATTGTATTTTTATTTTTTCTTCTTCAGATTTGTATTGAGATAATACTTGTTGTTTCTCTTTACGTCTTAATTGTGTCCATGTTCTTAGTTGTGTTTTATGATTTCTTATAATATCTCTACAAGCACGGTCGTATTCACTTTTTCTTTCATAAGTACTGATTGATATAGAACTTAATAATTCTGGTTCAGATTTGTTCATAAATCCATTAGCAGTTTCTTGATCAAATAATCTTATTGATCTATCAAATTCATCAGAATGATTTTTTATACTACTTTCTAATGAATTTTTAAATTCACCAATTAATGTTTGATTTTCATAATTCCATTCTTTTCTTAATCGTTCAGTTTCATCATCAATTTTTTTATTCTGTCTTTTTCCAATATCTTTTTTTATTTCATAAATTTTATCATTATATTCTCTTTCAACAAGTTGTTCTGCCTTTTTTCTAAAAAAACTTAATACTTTTCCGTCAATTGTCATATTTCTTATAAATCATAAAAGAGAAAAATTTCTTCTGATCTAAACACTAAATTTTTTTTTCCATTTTGTTATTAAAAGAGGAAGTGCTTGATTATTTGTATTATTAAAATGACTTTGTGGATGAATTCTATGTAAAGTTAATACTTCTGGTATATTATAAAAAGTTTTTTTTTCAAATACTAGTCTAAACCACATATCATAATCTTCTATAAATTCATTATTCCATATAGCATCTTTTTTATTAATCATACAAGAAGAATTTATTATTGGATTTACTCTAAATATAAATCTTGTGTCAACTTCACCTAGTGGAATATTAGGTATATCATTTCTTGTTCCAAAATATTTACAAGCAGTTCCAATAACATCATATTTTGATTTTAAAGCAATTTGTTTTTCTAATTTAGTTGGTAACCATTTATCATCAACATCTAATAAACATATAATATTATATGAAGCATCTTCAACCATTTTATTAAGTGTATTCGGTTTTCCCTGTGTATTGTATTCTATAACTTTAATTTTTTTATTTTCATGAAGTTTTGCTTGAAAATATACATCAGAACTTTTAGGATGACCATTTATTCCTATTATTACTTCCCAATTTTGATAAGTTTGATTACGAATACTTATAATTGCTTCATTTAAAAATTCAACACCATTGTAAAGTGGAATTAATATTGATACGGACATTATTATTAATATTATTAATAATGATGTATATATTTATATAAATTTTTATGAATTTAATTGTATTAATTCGTCTAATGGATTTTCATCAATCCAAATTAATCTATTATTATCATCAAAATCACTTGGTCTAATTATAGACCAATCTGTATCAGATGCTAATATCCCAGCTTCTGTAAAAATACAAGCAACTAGTGCGGAACAAAAAAAACGGTCTTCTTTTCTAGAACCAAAATCCTTTCTTAAATATGCTTCTAACCAATCAATTGGGTGTAAATCATATGGTTTTTCATAAACCATTTTATGTATCTTTTTTAAAATTGGAACTGTTAATTTTTCTCTACCTACTTTAAGTTGTCTTATATAAAAGGTACATCTTCTTTCATTTAAGACTTCCTCTAATGGAGTTATTTGAACTCCAAGTTTAATTTTATCATCTTGAGGATCACGCGTTCCATGCCAAGATGATTCCCATAAATATAAACCTGTCATTTCTGGTTTTATCCAAGTAGGATCTTTTAATATCATGCCAATATGTGAATAAGGTCTTCCAGTAAACCATTCAATTAAAAGACCGAATACACTAATCGGATTCCAAGATAAATGGGAAGATACTAATAATATATCTCCTGTTTTAAGATTTTTAATATCCATAAATTATGATAGTGATATATATTTTTAATAAGAACTTATTTTTTTACAAAGTACTATTAATTTATGTAAAATAATAAGTTGTATATATTTATATATAATCATATCAATGAGAGTTTATGTTGATGGTATTTTTGACCTTTTTCATGTAGGGCATGTAAAAATGTTTAAATATATTAAAGAAAGGTGGGAAGGATGTACTCTAATAGTAGGAGTAATTAATGATAAAACAGCAGAAGATTATAAAAGATTACCTATAATTAATGAAAATGATAGATGCGAAATGATTATTTCAACAAAATATGTAGATGATATTATTTTTCCATCCCCATTAATTGTGGATTCAAATTTTTTAGAAGAAAATAATATTGATTTAGTCGTTCATGGTTTTTCTAATCCAGAAGATGCTGAAAAACAAAAAGAATTTTTTTCCTCAATAAAAGATAAATTTGAAGAAATACCATATAATTTTGGTTGTTCTACAACTGATATTATTAAAAATATTAAAGAAAATTATTAAATTATAAAATTAATAAAAATTAAAATTAATTTATATTTTTAAAAAGTAAAATATAAATTAATTTAAGAATACTATCCTAGATAAATAAATATAAATTAAAATGTCTGATAAACAAGTTGAATTAAGAATTAATGTAAGAGATGAAGAAGATTCGCAAGAATCTGAACTTCTTTTTGGGGAAAATTCACTATGGACTTCAGATCCAAGAGTTGAAATTAAACGAGATGTAACTGATAATATTGAACCAACAACTCTAAAAAAAGTATTAGAAGAAACTGTTAATAAATGGGGTAATATGCCTGCATATACTTATGAAACTGGAAATGTCAAAGAAACTAAAACTTGGGCTCAATTTTCTCAAGACATAACTAATTTTGCTCGTGCTTTAATTCATCATGATTTAGATGAATATTCTAGTGTTATGATTCAAGGTTTTAATTCTTATGAATGGGCCGTATCTCATTTTGCTACTATAATGGCAGGTGGTATTTCATCTGGTGTTTATACAAGTAATTTACCAGAAATTTGTAATTATATGATAGATGATTGTAATGCTCAAATTATTATTGTAGAAAATCTAAAACAATTGAATAAATATAAAGATATGGTAAATGAATTAGTTCCTAAAATTAAAGCATTTATTATGTGGTCTGAATATGATCAATTAGACGCTCATTGGTCTGAATCGGCAATTCCAGTATATTCTTGGTGGTCTTTTATTAAGAAAGGTCAATCTCCTGAAATAGAACAAAAATTAAATGAAAGAATGGATAGATTAACTCCTTGGAGATGTCATTCACTTATTTATACCAGTGGAACTACTGGATATCCTAAAGGTGTTATGATTAGTCATGATAATATTTGTTGGGTTGCATCATCTGTTGTTCGTGATTTTGAACTAAGCACTGGTGAAAGAATTGTTAGTTATCTTCCTTTAAGTCATATTGCTGCTCAAGCATTAGATTTTTATCTTCCTATGTTCACAGGTTCTCATGTTACCTTTGCTCGTCCTGATGCTCTTAAGGGTAGTTTAAAAGATACTCTAGTATCCGTTAGACCAACAATTTTCTTTGGTGTACCTCGTGTTTGGGAAAAATTTAATGAAAAAATGGTCGCTATTGGTGCTCATAGTGGCTGTTTAAAAAAGACTATTGGTAAAAAAGCTAAAAAAATAGGAAAACTTGCAACAATTGCTCGTGAAAATAAAACAGAACTTCCTTACTGGTATAATTTAGCTGATTATATTGTTTTTAATAATGTTAAGATTGGATTAGGATTAGATGCTGTAAAAATTTTTATGACAGGTGCTGCTCCAATTTCAGATAAAGTTTTAGATTATTTTGCTAGTTTAGATATTCCTGTAATGAATCTTTATGGTGCTTCAGAATGTTGTGGTCCAGCAACATTTAACTTACCAACTAATTTTAGAATGTATATGAGAAATGTTCCTGGATATTCTCAAAAAAGAATTTCTTGTGGAAAAGCATTTGAAGGTGAACAAGTTATTATTGATTGTCCAAATGAAACACAAAATGGTGAAATAATTATTAAAGGAAGACACGTATTTATGGGATATATTAACAAACGTGAAAAAACATCTGAAACAATTGATCAAAATGGATTTTATCATACTGGTGATGTTGGTTATATGGATAAAGATGGTTTCTTAACAATTACTGGTCGTATTAAAGAACTTCTTATTACTCGTGGTGGTGAAAATGTTGCTCCAGTTTTAATTGAAAATAATATTAAGAAAGAACTTGGTGATGTTATTTCTGATGTAGTAGTTATTGGAGATAATGAAAAGTTCTTAACTTGTTTAATTACTCTTCGTGTTAATATAGTTGATGAGATGCCAACTCAAGAAATAGATGATTTAGTTCAATTTAATTTATTTAAAAAGGAAGGTATTGATGTTAAAATGATTGAAGATGCAATTAATAATAAAAGATTTAATAAATATATCGAGGATGGTATTAAGAAAGCAAATAAAAAGGCAGTTTCTAATGCTCAAACTGTCAAAAAATTTGCTATTTTACAAAATAATTTTACTGTTCCTGGAGGAGAATTGACTCCAACTCTTAAAAAGAAACGACCAATTATTAATAGAAAGAATCAATCTGTAATTGATGAACTTTATGGACGTTAAAATTAAAAATTAAAATCGATATAATCAATGTGTACCTATATTTGAGAAAACCAATGAATTCTAATTCAATGCCTCAAAGTCAGGAACTCAGCCGCTTATCTGAGCCGTCAGGAACCAGCCGTTTACCTGGACCGATTGTTCTTTTTGAGCAAAATGAATATCGTATGAAGAAATCGATTTGGGATTCAATTCCAAGAGATATTCGTCCGCGTGGATTTGGACGCGAAGCAAGAAAAATCAAAAGTGATATTCTTGATGAAATTTCGGAGTTTATGAAGCCAGAAGGAAAAGAACTACGTTTTTGTGAAAATCATAATAAGGAATATACTTTGGATTTTGAAACGGACGCTGTTTACAAGGGATGGACTTGGAAGGAGCATCATGACTATCACTGGGAATACAAGAAAACTGAATAATTATCTTAATATGTACTACTTACTTTATTTTATTTACTCTATATAATACAGTAAATAAAATAAGGGACTGGAACTGGACTGGTAAAAATAATTAAATATCAACTTTACTAATATTAATATTACCGTATTTACGACTTGCTTTAAATTTACTAGCATCAAATTTATTATTATCTTTATTATTATCATAATTATCTTCATGATATTGCCAAAATTGCCTACTACCACAACGAAATCCATCTCTAATATTTGCTTTAAACCAAAAAACTTGATCTTCTAAACGATTTGTTTCAGCATTATTATCAATAACCAAACATTCAAATTGATTTAATGAATTCATAACATCACAAAATATTTGAAAATTAGGGAAACAACCAGCATATTGTTCATAAATTTTTTTTCTATTAGAATAATATGGTTCTCTCATAACGAAAGTATAATCAATATTAGTTCTTAATGCTGGTGGAATACCTAATGGATATTGCATAGTAACAAAAAACATAATTTTATAATGTCTACCATTCATAAAAATTGATCTAATACAATTTTGTCTTGTCCATGAATCATCAAATAAACAATCATCTAATACAAGAAATAATCTAGGATCAACCTGTTTATATCTTGGATCACCAGATTGTTTTTTTTTCATTAATCCTTTTTGTCGTTTTAATACATTATCAACAATTTTTGTATTAAATTCGTGAAATATATATGATTTTGGAATAAATTTACCATAATATTCATTTGCTTCTTCCGTAGCGGAAATAACTGTTCCAAATGGGATATGTCTTTTATGATATAAAATATCTTTTAATACGACTGATTTACCAGTTCTTCTTCTACCAATTGCTGCGATAACCGCATCATCTTTAATTTTTCTTAAATCAAATTTTCTTAACTCTAAATCCATACCACTCATTGTAAATTATAGATATATAAATATAAATATATTAATTTTATAGATTTTCAACGATATTAATATTTTATTCAAATTTAAAAGTGAAATAACAATAAATTTATAATTTATGTTACTTATAAAGGTAACCTTTTATTAATCATGAGAAATATAATCAATTCATTACCTATTGAAAATTTACAATATCTATTTGAAGGTGGCGAACCTTTTTTAAGAAAATTAAAAATGGATAGTGTATCAGTTTATAGTATGACACCATTAGAAGCATCAAAAACTATAATCGAAATTATATTAAAATATGCTTCAAAAAAAAGCATCATAACAGATATGACTGCATGTATTGGTGGAGATACGATCAGATTTTCTAAAGTTTTTAAACATATAAATTCAATTGAATTATCAAAAGAAAGATGTAAATTTCTAAAACATAATATTGAAGTTTATAATAGAAAAAATGTAACAGTATATCAAGGAAATTCAATTGAATTAATTAAAAATTTAGAACAAGATATCATTTATATTGATCCTCCTTGGGGTGGAAAAAGATATAAATACAAAAAAAAGATAAATTTATATTTATCTAAAATTCCAATGTGGAATTTATGTAATCAATTAGCAAATCAAGCAGATTATATAGTTTTAAAAGTTCCATTAAACTTTAATATAGAATTCTTTTGTAAAAAAGTTATCTCAGAAGATGTAGATATTTATCCACTTAAAAAAATTCAATTAATTATAATCAATAATAAAGATGTTGATATTGAGATGGAACTTTAATCATTTTAAATATAAAGATAATTAATAATATATTATATATAAAAATGCAACGATTATTTAATTTATTCAAATTTAAAAAACAACAACCAGAAGAAGTATTAAATATTCTGGTTATTATTAAAATGAAACCAGAATTTCGTCAAGAAGTTTGGGAAATGATGAAAACAGCACCAGAAGGAATTGCTCTAACTAAAGCAGCAAAAGGTTGTCTTTCTGTAGAAGGTCGTCTTTCTGATGATGATGAAGAAACAATGATTTTCTGGGGAAAATGGGCTTCTCAAGAAGATCATGATGCTTATATGAAAATGAGAATGGACTCCGGATTTATGGACAAAATGAAACCAAAAATGTCAGCTGAACCAGTTTTTATGCATTTATCTAAAGATTGTATTGTTTAAATAAAAATATTAGAATTTAATAAGTATGATATCACCAATCAAGTTAATTATACTTTTAGTATTAATTATATTTATAATTTTAATGTTTAGATACACAAAAAAATTCCGATATGAACCATTAGGTAAATTAAAATATTCCCATACAAATGATTATTGGAGGCATCTTATACCAGTTGAAGCACATCCTGTAGTTCATTATCGTCCAGTTTATAATGCTAGTAATAAACAAATGTATCGTTATCCTCAAATTCATTGGATGCGTAATATGAATAAATAATTATAAAATTGATATATAAAAATTATTAATAATAATTAAATTAAGTAATTACTATGAATAATTCAAAAACTGTAAAAATTCAATTATCACGAAATGATAAAATTATTAAATCTAAATCATTTGGGTATGAAAAATCTGTATCGGGTGAGTTAGTTTTTAATACAGGAATGGTTGGTTATCCAGAATCATTAACTGATCCAAGTTATTGTGGTCAAATTTTAGTTATAACTTTTCCAATTATTGGTATTTATGGTGTTCCATCTGATGATAGAGATAAAAATGGTTTTTTAAAATATTTTGAATCAAATAAAATTCATATTAAAGCATTAATTATTTCTGATTATTCTGATACTTATGAACATTATACTGCTATAAAATCATTGGGAAATTGGTTAAAAGAACATGAAATTCCAGGATTATATGATGTTGATACCCGTGAATTAACAAAATTAATTAGAACTGAAGGAAGTATGTTATGTAAGATTGAATTTTCAAATCAACCAATTAATTATTGGAATCCAAATCTTGAAAATTTAGTTGAATTGGTTTCACCAAAAGAGAAAGTTATTATTGGAAATGGTATACAAAAAATATTAGTAGTAGATTGTGGTTGTAAGAAAAGTATTTTTACAAAATTATTAGAGTTTGATACTCAATTAATTATTGTTCCTTGGAATTATGATTTTACAAATGAAGAAGTTGATGGAATATTATTATCAAATGGTCCTGGTGATCCAACAATGATGAGAGAATTAATTGAACGTGTTAGAACTATATTAGTAAAAAATATTCCTATATTTGGAATTTGTCTTGGTCATCAAATTTTAGCTTTAGCTACAGGTGCTAAAACATATAAAATGAAATTCGGAAATAGAAGTATGAATCAACCAGTAATTGATTTAAGAAATATGAGATGTTATATTACTTCTCAAAATCATGGATATGCTGTAGATGAAAAAACATTATCTAAACTTTGGAAACCATTATTTATTAATGGTAATGATCATAGTAATGAAGGTATAATTCATACATTAAAACCTTTTTTTTCCGTACAATTTCATCCTGAAGGTAATGGTGGTCCAGAAGATACATTTTTCTTATTTGAAACATTTATATCTTTGATTAAAACAAAGAAATTTCCAGTTAATACAATCAATTTTTCAATAAATAAAGAAATTAATAAAGTATTAGTTTTAGGTTCAGGTGGTATTTCAATTGGACAAGCTGGTGAATTTGATTATTCTGGTTCTCAATGTATTAAAGCATTAAAAGAAGAAAATATTGATATTGTTTTAATAAATCCAAATATTGCTACAGTTCAAACATCTGAATATATGTCTGATAGAACTTATTTTTTACCAGTTATTCCAGATATTGTTGAAAAAATAATTCAAAAAGAACAACCTGATGGAATTTTATTACAATTTGGAGGTCAAACTGCTCTTAATTGTGGAATAGAATTAGAAAAAATGGGTATTCTTAAAAAATATAATGTCAATGTATTAGGCACTCCTATTCATACAATTAAAATGACTGAAGACCGTGTTGCTTTTAATCAACGATTAGAAGAAATTAATGAACCAATTATTCCTACAAATATTGTTAATAATGAGAATGATGCGATTGAATACGCAAATACTATTGGTTATCCAATTTTAGTAAGAACCAATTATACTTTAGGGGGATTAGGTTCAGGTTTTGTAAATAATGATGAAGAATTACTTAAATTGTTTAAATTATCTTCAGGAAAATCTGCTGAAATTATTTTAAGTAAGTCTTTACATGGTTGGAAAGAAGTTGAATATGAAGTTGTTCGTGATGGAAATGATAATTGTATTGTTGTATGTAATATGGAAAATATGGATCCAGTTGGTATTCATACAGGAGATTCAGTTGTCATTGCTCCATCATTAACTTTGAATAATAAAGATTATTATAATTTAAGAGAATCTTCTATTAATATTGCTCGTCATTTGGGCGTAATTGGTGAATGTAATGTTCAATATGCATTAGATCCAAATAGTAATCAATATTTTGTAATTGAAGTGAATGCTCGTTTATCTCGTTCAAGTGCTTTAGCATCAAAAGTGACAGGATATCCATTGGCTTATATTGCAGCAAAAATATGTTTAGGTAAAAGTTTAATTGAATTGAAAAATAATATTACAAAATCAACAATTGCTTGTTTTGAACCAAGTTTAGATTATTGTGTTATTAAATTTCCAAGATGGGATAATCAAAAATTTGCTAATCTTTCAAATAGAATTGGTTCATCAATGAAATCAATTGGTGAAACAATGGCAATTGGAAGAAATTTTGAAGAATGTTTTCTAAAAGGTATTAGAATGATGAATACAAATTTTACAACATTTCAAGATAATTATGGATATATTCAAGCAATGGAATTAGAAGAATTAATTAAAGAACTTAAAAATCCAAGTGATAAAAGAGTATTTGTTTTATTTGAAGCATTTTATCGTGGTATGTCAATTGAAGATGTTTTTAACTATACATTAATTAATAAATGGTTTTTAACAAAAATTAAAAATATGGTTGATATGGAATTATCATTAAAAACTAGAGATGATATTTTAACAAATCCAGAATTATTAAAAGAAATAAAAAAAATCGGTTTCTCTGATTTACAAATCGCTTCTATATTTAATTTTCAAGAAAGTTTAATTAGAAGTATTAGAAAACAAAAAAATATTATTCCATATGTTAAACAAATTGATACACTAGCAGCAGAATTTCCTGCTAAAACTAATTATTTATATTGTACTTATAATGCTTCTCAAAATGATCTAACTTTTAAAGATAATGGTATAATTGTTTTAGGTTGTGGTGCTTATCGAATTGGTTCATCTTGTGAATTTGATTGGTGTGCTGTATCTTGTTTGAAAACTTTAAAGAAAATGCGACAAAAATCTATAATGATTAATTATAATCCTGAAACTGTTTCAACTGATTATGATGAGACAGACCGATTATATTTTGAAGAACTTTCATTAGAAAGAGTTCTTGATATTTATGAAATTGAAAATAGTAGTGGTGTTATTGTTTCTGTAGGAGGGCAAATTCCAAATAAATTAGTTATGCCTTTATCTATAAATGATGTTAAAATTTTAGGAACTCAACCAAAATATATTGATAATGCTGAAAATAGATATAAATTTTCTAAAACATTGGATGTATTAGGAATTGATCAACCTGAATGGAGAGAATTATGTGATTTAGAAGATATTAACTTATTTGTGAATAAAATTGGATTTCCTGTTATTATTCGTCCTTCATATGTTTTAAGTGGTTCATCTATGATTGTTGCTTATACTCAAAAAGATATAGATGATTATTTAGAAAATAATGCTTGTATAAATTCTAAATACCCAATAGTTGTATCTAAATTTATTGAAGGTGCTAAAGAAATTGAATTTGATGCTGTAGGAGTATCTGGTAATATAATTAACTATGCTATATCTGAACATGTTGAAAATGCTGGTGTTCATTCTGGTGATGCTACATTAATTCTTCCCGCACAAAAATTATATATTGAAACTACTAAGAAAATTCGTAAAGTATCAAAGAAGATTTGTAAACATTTAAATATTACTGGTCCATTTAATATCCAATATTTATGTAAAGATAATAAAATTAAAGTAATTGAATGTAATTTAAGAGCATCTCGTTCTTTTCCATTTGTATCAAAAACATTTAATGTTGATTTTATTGAACTTGCTACTAAAGGTATGATTGGTATAGATGTAAAAAGAGTTCCAATTAATATTCACGATATTGATTATATTAATATAAAATGTCCTATGTTTTCTTTTGCTCGTTTAGATGGAATTGATCCAATCTTAAAAGTTGAAATGTCTTCTACTGGTGAAGTTGCTTGTATTGGGAATAATAAATATGATACTTATTTAAATGCTATTATTAGTTCAGGTATTAAAATTCCAAAAGTTAAAAGTGCTTTAATATCAATTGGACCTACTGAATTAAAAGTTGAATTTTTGGAATCAGTTAAACTATTAAAAAATATTGGATATAAAATTTATTCAACTAAAGGCACACATGACCTTTTAATTAAAGAAGAGATTGAATCAACTCTATTAAATAAAGCTGAAGGTAATCAATCTAATAATGTAATTGACTATATTAAATTAAAAAAAATCGGGATTGTAATTAATATTCCTGAAAATAAAAATAAATCATATCGATCAAAAACTGATGGATTTCTTTTAAGAAGATGTGCGGTAGATAATAATATTGCTCTAATGACAAATATTAAAAACGCAAAATTTCTAGTATCATCATTATATAATCATTTTAAATATAAAGATGATATAGTTGAAATTAAGTCTTGGCAAGAATATTTAGATGAATATAATTAAATATATGGGCAATGTTTAATATAAGTTTTTTGTTCTTCTGGATGTAAATTTTTAAACCAATTTATATCTTTTCCTATTGTTAATATATCATTTAGATTAAAAAAATAATATATTTCACATTCTTCATCCATTAATTCTAATGTACTAAATTTTTCACAATATTTTTCAGGTAGAATTGATTTTATTGATGTTTTCATTCCATAACGTTGATAAAAATCTCCAAAAGGTCCAGCATATTCATTAATAATTTCAGTAACATCATATTCATCATTTATAGATGCCCCTAAAAATTGTTTTAATTCAAAGGTATTATTTTCTAAATCTTCTTTAATTTTTTCATATATTTGTTTTAAATTATTTTGAAAAATATGGGATGTTATTTTATAATTTATATCATTATGAGTAAATCCCAAGATAATACGTTTTGTTTCAACATTCACTTCTATATAATCTGTCTCGTTATTACTAAATAAATTTTTGAAATATTCAACAGTACTATCATATATATTTATTGATGGTGTTAAAATATAATTTGTAACAAAATTTAAAATTGAATAAGTATTAGAATTCATATCACTATTATTATAATTAACTAATAAATAATTATAAATATTTAAATTTATTATATTTTATATAAACAAATGAATAATTCAAATGAGAATGCCAGTAATGAAACTGATAATTCAGATATTAAATTAAATGATTCTTGGGTTATTTGGATTCATAAAATTACTGATAAAAATTGGTTAAAAGAAAGTTATAAACCAATTTATAGTTTTAGCACTATTCAAGATTTTTGGAAATTTTACAATGCTATTGAGGATTATAATACAAATATGTATTTTCTTATGAGAGAAGGTGTATTTCCTTTATGGGAAGATGCCAAAAATCGTAATGGTGGCTGTTGGTCTTATATAATTGAAAAAGATGAGATCAAAGAACATTGGACAAATATTTCAGCAAAAATGATTGCTGAAATTATAACAAGCACTCATCATATGGATATTAATGGTATTTCATTAAGTCCCCGTACTAATGTTGGTGTAATTAAAATTTGGAATAAAAATTCTAAATTAGAAGAAGAAATTAAATTAAATGTAGAAGAACAATATTTGAATGCGATTCGTTATAAACTTCATACAAAGAGCACTACTTCTTAATTATTTTATATTTGAGTGTTTTCTTAATATTAAATATCTAAACATATATAATATATATCCAGATGAGTAAAAGTATAAATGATTGGGATATGATGGATCAACTTATGTCTAATAAGATTGATAAAATTATTGCTAAACAAGATAAATTAGAAAAAATGTTAGAAAAAAGTATGAAAATTAATAAACAAATATTAGATATGTTGAATGAAAATCGGAAGGTCTATACTAAAAAAATGGATGAAACAATTCAAACTGAACAAAAAACTCTTAATATGTTAAAAAATACTACTGAAACACGTGAAAATTTAGAGCAAAATTTAATGGATGATAATGTAAAAGTGCGTATTGATAATCATATGTGGAGAAAATATTTACATAAAGATCCATATCAAGATCCATCTTTTGGCCTATTTGTTAAAAATGTTTTGTTTGGCTCTCCTAAAATAAAACAATAAATAATATCTATTTAATACTTATAAGACTAGGTATTATGTATAGACAATTTGAGACTTTTCAAAATGTACCTATTAAGGAACAATTTACTGAATTAGATATAACAGATCGGAAAGCAGTAGTTGAATGGAGTGAAGATGTCATTGAAGATATTGAAACTCAACAAAAAAAAGATACTAGAACATATGAACAGGAAAAACAAGAAAAGAATAATTCAGGAAATTCTAAATGTAAATCATTATGTAGTTTAGATTCTAACGGTCAATCATTAGGAAATAATAAAGAAATTATAGGAAAAAATATATCTAAAAATGATCAATCTAAAAATGATCAATCTAAAAATGATCAATCTAAAGATGATCAATCTAAAGATGATCAATCTAAAGATAGTGAGTCAAAAAAAAAATCTGGTCCAAATCTATCAGAAGAATATGAAGTTGTTTCTGTTCCAGCAAATAAAGAAGTTAAACCAGATAAAAAGGCTGTAATATTTGCAGGAATTTTTGCTGTATTATTTATTATTGCTTTCATTTTATCACTTTATTGGCGTAAAATTGACCAACATACTATAATGTTATTAAGTGGGGCATCTATGTTAGTATTTGTTTCCTCTTGTACTTTAGCAAATAAATGTTTATTTGGTATAAATTCTCCTAATTTTTCATTTAATAAATTAGGTCATCAATGTACATTAAAAATGAAATTATATATTAGTGCGATTTTAAGTGGTATTATTCTATGTATTTTTATAATGTTTAAACAATTTGTAGTAAATACGTTTACATCAATTAAAAATACAATTCAAAATATATTTTAAGTTATATCTAAAAAAATGTTATTATTATGTATAAGAGTGATATATAATAATGGCATCAACAAGTGATTATAGTAAAAGTCATAATGATTTAATGAAATATTTTGCTAAAGTTATAATGATAATGATCCTATTTTGTACAGTTTTAGCATATATAGTAATTGTTTATAAAAAAAAAGAGTTATCCTATTTCTGTATTGCTTTACTTGCTTTAGTAGCATGTTTGCTTACAATAAATTTATGTTCTATTTTTGGAATTTGCCCAACTGGTTGTCATTTAGTAAATGCTAAGAGTGATGAAGAAAAATGTGTATTTAAACCAGGAATCTTTATTTCTGGAATGTTTTATTCATTAGTTATTACTTGTGTAACAATAATTTTAGGAACAACTGTTAGTGGTGGATTTGATTTTCCAGAATTAAAAAAAACTAATTCTAAAAAAGAAATTGAAACACCAGAAGTTGTTGAACAAACAATTGAAACTATTTAATTATGATTTGGTGGACATAAATAAAAATTAGATTGAACAACATTTTCTTTAATATTTGCTAATTCTTGTATAGTTTCATATTCATTTTCACTAGATAATTTTGTTTCTGGAATTTTTGTTCTATTAATTTTATTATTTTTGTGTAAGCATGGTTTTGGAATATGTACATGAATATTTTTAGAATCCATATATTTTCCTGATGTTCTATCTTTAATCCAGTTGTTAAATGTAATTGGTGGATTAACAAGAGCATATTCAGTTGATGGACCTGATAATTGTCCGACAGCTTCAACACAATTAATTTGACGAGTACATTGATTATTACCATGTATAGTTCCATCATTATTTCTCAAGCATTTACAGTCTTGATGATTAATTGGTTTTAAATTATAACAACCTTGTGCTTGGAAATTTTGTGTAGTTAATTGATGTTCAAAATGTTCAACTTCATTTTTGTTCATATATTTTGTATAGAGTATATAGATGCCAAGAATAATAAATATAACAGGTATAAGGGAAGAAATACAACCACAATTAAACATAATTTATATAATTATTACAAATATATTTTTTAGTTATAGTATCAAATAAACAATAAATTGATTAGACGAACTATTAATGGTTATGCTTAAAATTGAATATATTAATATTAAAGTAAGTATATAAGATTTAGTCAAATATGCCTAGAAAAAAGACAGTAAAAAAAACAGTCAAGAAGACAATAAAGAAAGAACCAGAACCAGATTATTCATCCGAAGAAGAAGATATGAATGATATTGCTTATAGTGGAATAACAATTATATCAATGGATGATGGTACAATTTTTAAAAAAATAATGGATTTATTAAAAGATGTATTAGAAGTCGGGATTTTTATTATAAATGAAGATGGGATTTCATTACAATCATTAGATTCCGGTCATATTAGTTTTATTCAAATGCTTTTAAAAAAAGGTGCTTTTTCTCGGTTTATATATAATAAAAATAGTAAAGAAGACTTAGAATTAGCGATTAGTATGGAAAGTTTATGTAATATATTAAAATGTATGAATGTGGGTGAACAATTAACTATATCATATAATGAAGAAGAGAGTAAAGTTGCTTGGACATTTGAAAATCCAGATACAGGTTCTTATAAAAATTTTAATTTAAATTTATTAAATGATGAATCTCAAGATATTAATATTCCTAAGAGTAATTTTGAATGTCGTATTAAAACTCTATCTTCAGAATTTCAATTAATATTAAAAAATTTAGCGTATATTGGAGATTATGTAGAAGTCTGTATTAATACAGATGATAATATTGTTGATTTTAAATCAGCGGGAATTCACAGTGATGGTTTAATTAGATTACAGAAAAATAATCATACAAAATTAAAATTAACAAACGATTTTAATTCAAAATTTTCATTAAAATATTTACAAACTTATGCTAAATCAGCATCATTTAGTTCTACTGTTTCTATACAATTAAAAGAAAATGCTCCTGTTAGTTTAGAATATAAAATAGATCATTTATCAGGTATAATTCGTTATTTTATTGCTCCTAAATCTAGAGAATAATTCTAAAGTAGAAAAAATTAATCATTATTAGAATTATTTTGCGATTGATATAATCCAATCAATAATATATGCTAAAAATGCGATAGTTATACCTACAAAGATACTAATTAATGGTAATTTAGCATTATATTTGCAACTACTACAATCAACACCTTTTGGCCAAAGTATCCAGTCAGCTTCAATTGCTTTACCTTGTGTTGTAGCAATTGTAATAATAGATAATGCCATAATAATAAAAAGAAGTAAATAATGTACAAATGATAACTCAGTTGAATTTATTACACTAAAAAATATTAGAATAATTGGTAAAACGATTGTAATTAATACAATTAATAATGTAGATACATCTCTATCATGTTTAATTTGTTCTTGTAAAGAATCTTTACATTTAACATTTTGAGGATTAGTTTTTCCAAAATATACAGTTGGAACTTCACATTCTTTAATCTTTACATTTACAGACATCCTTTATATAATATATTTATAACGAAATATATTATTTTTTAGCAGTAGGAGTTTTTTTACTCATTTGTTTCTTTTGTTTTTTTATTTGTTTTTGACGTTTTCTTCTTGCTTCTCTATATTTTTTTCTTAATTCTCTTCTATTTCTACTTTGTCTTTCCTCTGCTCTCAATTCACTTTTTTCATCATTTGTTAAGGAACCACCAGTAAAAGCACTCATAAGTCCAGCCAAAGGATTAGAATCCCCACCATTTTTATCAGCCATTGCTTGCATACCAGCACTCATTGCTCTTGATAATGGATCAGTTTTTTGTTCGGAATTACTGCCCATACCTCCCATACCTCCCATACCTCCCATACCTCCCATTAATCCACCTAATAAAGAACCAATATCACCTAAACCAGCATTTTCATTATCTCCATCTTGTGTTTGAGAAAGACCCGACATCATATTACCTAATAAAGGACCTAAATTTTGTGATAATTTTCCTACCATTTTCATCATATCTTCACTAGTTTGTTTTAATTTTTCTTCATCAATTTCTCCATTTTCAACTTTTGATTTAATATCTTCAGACATTTGTTGAAGTTTTCCAGAATCAAACATATTTTCAAATGGATTTCCGCCATTTTGTATATTTTCAAATAATCCAGATAATGGATTTTCATTATTTTCATCAGTATTTTCTGAATTAAACATATTTCCAAAAATACCTTGTAATTGTTCTTGCATTTCATTAATTGATTCATCACCAATTGTTTCACGAATATTTTTTTCTAAATTTTCAAGGTCATCAGTAATTCCATTTAAATCATCCATCATTTTTTTTTGTTCTTCTTCAGTGATAACTTCAGGTTGTTCTGGGTCATCAGGTTGTTCTTCTTGATTTCTAGAATGTAAACTTTGAATATCCTGAAGAGTTGCTTTATTAAGAACAAATTTACCAATAACATTACAATAATTAATATGAGAAAAAACAGTTTTTTTTTCATTATCAGAACATTTTTTCCAAATAGTTTTAATATTAATTTCACTTAAAAATTCTATTTCAGAATCTTCAGCAAAAATAGAAGAATCATTATTTTTTATCTTTTCGGAATAATTTTCTAAATTATTAACCATTTTATTTAAAGTTTCTTCAATTTTATCATCTGAAGTATGTTCTTTTATATATTTTTCAATAATAGAATCTTCATTATCATGAAGTTTTAATTGTTCAAGAAAATTACAATAACTAGTTTTAAACACGTCCATATTTTAATATGTATAATATAATTTAAACTATACAAATAAAAATATCAAGCCATACGCAGAGTTAGTTTGTATTATTAAACTTATTGAGTCTTTTTATGTTTTTTATTATATTTTTCAGCCAACATAAAAAATAATTGGACGTATTTCCAAACTTGGATTTTTGTATTTTTTGAAGCAGTACCCCAAATTGTTTTTAATTTTAATGGTTCTAAAATAGTTCCATCTAAACATTGTCCTAAAAAAAAGTCTTCATCTTTTGTTTTTACTTTATCATAAGCCCACATACAATTATCAACAAATGATTCTATAGCAAAACGCTCATTAGTTGTACAAACAATACGAAGTTGGGTTTGTAAAGGAGTAATGTTCGGATTTTCAGGATAAACTTCTTTCATATCCTTTAGAAATTCCTTACACTTGGTATTGAAAATTTTTGCAATGTTCATATTTAATCTTATAATATTACTATATATATGCTTCAATTTTTTATAACGAATTAATATTATTTTTACTATAAAATTTAATTGAAATTATATAATTAAGTTCTTGGAGGAGGGTGCTTAAAATCTTGTGCTCTCATTTGTTTCATTTCTTCCATTTTTCTCATTAAATCATTACCAGTTATATTTACAGTATTATTTTCTTTCTGTTTGATTGTATTAATCGAAAAATCATTATAATCTATACTACTAAAATTAGAGGAATTTAAATCTGTATTTTTACTAAATCCATCATCACCTTCTAAAGAAACAAATGTATCAGAAAAACTACTAGCAACACCACTATTAACAGCCATTACATTAATTGATTCACCTTTAACAATATTTGTTAAAAAATCAAAAGCAGCTTCTCCAATATATGGTGTAGAACTATCTATAATAGTAGGGACACTTTTTAATATTGATGGTAAATTATTACGATTATTATCAATACAATGAAGTTGAATTTTATTTTCTTTAATATTAAATCTATTAATTTCTTCAAGTAATTCTTTTGAATATTTACAATGATTACTATAATAACATGTAGCAGCTTTTGTTCTTATATTATGAGTTTGTGGTGTTATTTTTGGAGTAGATCTATCAGAATATTCAGAATTTAAATTTGGATTTCGATTTGGTTCAGGAAATGATGTCTTTGGTTGTTGATATATATTGTTTTCAGTTGGGAAGTAATTTTCATTAGTTAATTTTTTTCTTCGTCTTCGTTTCCTTTTATTTTTGAATTTGGGATTCGGAAATTGCATATCTTATATAAAATTGTTATAGTTAAATAATTAAATAATACAACGAGTGTAATAAATATTTAATAAAATTGAAAATAGTTTTATATTAATAATTGATTTAATATTATAAATATGAATAAACATTTCACAAATATTGAAATTAATGAAGATTCTCAACTTATTATGGATATTTATGGTTTAGATACTAGTATAGTTAATTCTTTTCGTAGAATTGTATTATCTGATGTTTTATGTAATGCCTTCGATAATGTAGAAATTGAGAAAAATACTTCAATAATAAATAATGAAATTTTAAGTCATCGGTTTGGATTAATACCATTAACAATTGATGAACTAGATAATGTCTGTGTTGAATTAAATGTAAAAAATACAGGATATGATAAGATTAATATAACTAGTTCAGATTTAAAGGTAATAAGTGGTGAATTAAAAATCATTCCTAATATTTTGCTAGTTGAATTAAAAAGAGGTGAAGAAATAAAAGCAAAATTATATACATCAAAAAAAAGTGGAAAAATCCATGCAAAATATCAACCAACTTCTGTTTGTTGTTTTAAAATTCAAGAAGATGTAAGTATTCATAATGATATATGGAAAAAGTTAAGTACCAGACAAAAAAATAAATTACGAAAAATATGTATAAAAGAATTACCTTTAACAGATACTCATTATTTAGAGAAAAATAGTGTAGGTACTTATGGATTTAAAGAACATTTCCAAAATACACCAGAAATAATTAGAGAATATATTGAAAATTATTTAGTAAAATGTAAAATTCCAGAAACAGATGTTAAAAATAAATCTGTTATTTTTCAACAACAATATTGTAATAAAAATCTAGTTTATAAATTTAGAATGGAACCACATTTAGTAAATCCTTATAAAATTTTTTCAGCGATTTTAGAAAAATTACATGAAAAAATAAGTGATTTACAAAATAAAGATATTGAAATTATTGATACAGATAATGAAACTGGTGTTTGTTTTGAAATTAAAAATGAGAGTCATACAATTGGTAATATCTTATCAACAGAATTACAACAAGATAGTCGTGTAAAATATAGTTATTATAAAATGAAACATCCATTCATTAGAAGTATAATGTTATATATAA